TAGGAGCACCATGACTCATGCCCCTCATCGTACGGAGGGTCCCACGGCCCTGGCCCACAGTGATCTGTTCCATAACACTTGGCCATATCCCCCTACTGCGTTACGCAGCCTCCCTGTGTCGCACTCGGAACGGCGCGCGTCATTAACGGCGGAGTCTGTTCGACACGCCACAAGCCGTCACGCTTGATCGCAATGAAATAAACCGAGTTCGGAGTATTGATCGAGTTACGGCCCTCCAATGTGTAGTCGTGATAGAGTTTGCCGCTAACGTTCGGGCGAGTGCCAACAACCATCTTATCGCCCTTGGATACGTACCTGGGGGACGTGCTTGTCGCCGTAAAATGGACGCGCTGGATAATGACGCGAGTAGATGTAAGCGTAGAATGGAATATCTGGTCGTTGCCGATGAAAGTGAAACCCGGCGTATCAGCGGTCGCGAAGATCACGCAGTCGTCTATCTCGGCAATACCGCCGGGCTTTTCCAGCCGCCACGTACCATCCTCGCGGTAGGCCTTAAGGTACGGTTCATCGTGCGCCAGCGGGCTAACACCGGACCACGACTCGTATTCAGTCGCACTCTCTACGCCAATGTCTACGTAGGCCGAAAATTCATCGCTGGCAAAAGCGTAATAGCACCGATCTTCATCGCACAATTCGGGAATGTCACGTCGGTAGCTGACTCGCCGGACCTTTAGAATACGATCGTCCGCGACTGGCTCCTGCGTTACCAATACAGTGATCCTCGCGTTGACCCCGAAGTCAGGCCCGAAACCACCAGTACGATCCAGCACACGCGACCGCGCACGCTCTAGGTCGTTTAGCCATGCGTGGCTAAGCGACTTGTCGCCGCTTTTGAATGGAGGATCGCCAATCGGCATATTACATTCACAGCGGCGGCGGTGCCGGTATCAAAGAAAAGAAGGAAAAGAAATCCACTTCGCGACGTATCAGGAACGTCTCGGATACTGGTTCGCTACCTCGCCTTACTTGCTTGATGACTCCCGACAACTGATCAGCATACTTTGACGGAATATCCAGTTCTCGCCAGCCGCTCAGGTTCACAAGTATTTCAACGTCGATCGGCCAGACGAAAGCAAAATTGCTTTCCTGTGAATCCATCGTCTGACGCTCGCTGATCCGTATGTCGGTTATCAGCAACTGGTTTTTCTGCCAAACGTGCCAGTCGTTAGAATTTGTGTGGAATGCAAACTGAGGGATACGACGCAAGGCGGACTGCGTCATGAATCGACAAACCGTACTCAGGGTTATACCGAAGTTGCCAGTTTCGACATCAAATCCCTTATCGTCCGGCTCGCCGACGATAACCTCAGTCGAAGTACCGTCCGCGTTATCTACAACCGTATCAGTATCTGGGTCATCGTCGTCACGGTAAACCGCCAACCTGTGCCCGATCCTTTTCTTTGACTCGCTAAGATCGGTCGTAAGGTGTTCCGTCTTACTGCGTATGCCGCCTTGGAAGCTCCACCCGCCGAACAACCTCCCAATGCCGATAGCCCCGGAATCAAGTATCTGATAGATAACTTCCACGCGATGATGCAGCGGCCCCATCTTTTCGAGCTTGCGATAGTCAACGACCGTCGCCAGCGAATACTTGGGGTCCGGGTGCGAAGCGTTCAGGGGAACAGCAAAACGCCCGTAAGGATCGTCTACGATGTCACCTTGCAGCACTTCAATGGGATCGTCTGTTTCCTCGTCAACTTCGACGATGAACTGTTCAAACAACAGCACGCCGGACTTACCGACCAGGTCGCCGACTCCGCTCATTTGATCCAGACGTGCCTGCGCCATTAGTTTATGTTCACTCCGCCGCTGCTATTGGCCTTCAACTGCCGTTGCTCCTCACGTCGCATTGACTCATCAATACTACGTAAGTAGTCGCGCATTTCCTCTGATATTTTGTTTTGTTTTTCGATCGCCTTGACCGGAGCATTAGCGGGCGTGGTATCATTCTGCCATCGCTTGGACCGTGCGCCCGCGCCAGCCTTGAAAAGTTCAGCCTCTAGACGTTCCTTCCGGTCGATCAGCATACGACGGCGAAAGTCTCCAGCCTCTTTAATCGCCGATCGCCGACTTGCGGATTCTTCTATTATCCGCTGATGTTCGGCCATCCTCTCTGCGGTACGCTCTTCGCGTCTTTGCTCGAAAGACTTGAACCGCATCGCACCGATAGCAGATTGCTTGAGGACCGGCTGTTTTACTGACGACGGCGAAACCATTTGCGCAAATGCAACAGCCGCTTGCGCTGCTCCGGGCGTAATGCTGCCTAGGCCTTGGCCTTTCGTGATTGCAGTCGCAACGTCAACAACCGCCGTGAGCGACGGTGCTAGCTTGGTGGTGAGAGTATTACCTAGTCCGGTTAGCGACAGTTTCAATTCGTCGATCGCGTCGGCCGCACGCTCTGCATCCCTGACCACGGCACGGGTAGGCGCATTGCCGCTTGCCTCCGCCTGCGCTTGACGCGCCGCAAGTCCAGCGGAACCGGAACCGAGAAGCCGAGCTAGCCCTTGTGTGGCCCCACGCCCGAAGATCGTCCGCGTCAACCGCAGCCGATCGGATGCGTTCGCGACATTCTTCATTGCGTCGGCGACAGCCGAAAACTGTTCATCCAACGGCAGCTTGATAAGCGCCTTCGCGTCTAGGCCTAGTTCTCGGAACGCTTCCGACGCGGCTTTGCCCCCGGCGGCTGCATTCGACGCCGCTATCCCCAAGCGCGACAGGCCAACTTCGATCGTCGCGGGGTCAACGTCGAAGAACTTCCCGGCGAACTTCAGGCCCGCCAGCTTCCGTACGTCAACGCCAACACGATCCGCCGCCTCCGCCATTGAATCGAGGTCGTCTATACGGCGCTTAATTCCGCCAACGATAGCCCGTCCAGTGAACGCCAAGCCAAAAGCGCCACCGAAAAAGGTTAGTGAACTCCCGATCCTGGATACACCCGTCTGGAACCGCGCGATATCCTTCTGCGCGCGCAGCATGCCCTTGCCGAAGCCAGACACGTCCAGCGTCAGAATAGACTTAAGGATTCCGACTACGGTTGCCACGGAACCAACTCCCAAGCGCCCGCGCGCTCGCCATCATCGATTGTGCGGACTGCCGAGCCGCATGCACGCCAAAAAGCATCCACTGGCCAAGCGTCGTCTTCCAGCCTGCACTAGCGGCAACGGCCTGGCAGATACGTGCCATCCGCAGATCAGCCCGCTCATCACCAATCGGCGATATGGAATGAAACACCCGCCACTCTTCCAATTCATCGGCCCCGATCCTTTGCAATAATTCGCGCCGCGTCATTCCGAGGGCCAGAGCCAGCGTGAATTCAAACTGGCGACGCGGACGCGATTTCAGTTTTTTGCGAGTTCATCCGCATCGGCCCCGTTAAGCCGGTTTAGTCGCGACGCGATAGCAAAGAGTCGATCTAGGACGTTGGCACTCTTCCCGCCTAGCGCATCGAGTTCCTTGTCCGAGAAAATACGCTTGCCGTCGGAACACGTTGACGTTCCCGAGTGGGGAGTTGGCGTAACGATTCGTACGTTGACCGGAACTGACCGCGACTCATTCGAGGAATCGTGTTCG